ATTTTTCGTCATTTGCTGATTTGAATTTGTCTCCATAAATTTGAGTTGATGAATATACATCTAGACTAACAAGTGGGTTTTTAACTAGCTGCATAGCACCTAATAATACATTAAGTCCACGCCAAGGTGTTGAGGTATAGATTAGTTTAATAGGATCACCCTTTGTATATTTTAAATTTCTTGACTCTGTTTTCTCTACACCATTTTTAATAACTAAACATTTATCTACCGGTACATCAAATACCATTCTATATTTTTCATAACACCAATGAGAGTTAAATACATACCAATCATATTTTTTATGATTGTCTTTATTCTTAAACCATGGTGCTAGATTAGATTGATCGTATGAATTTTGTTGCCAAAGTATGTTTAATTTAGTTGAATGTAATGGTATTTTCTCCGGTACAGATGTTGTTATTTGTACCTGCTCTAGTAGTTTTTTATCTACGTATCTTTCTAACAGCTCTACTTGTAGCTCTGTTCCACCTCTTGGGTTCATTTTTGGCTCATTACTTTCTGTAATAGTTCAAGTCCTTCATTTGTAATAGTAACAGATAAATCTTTTTGTAAATCTTCAATTGTATTTTCTTTTAAAAAATCTTCCATAGTATTGTATTTCTTTCCAGTTTTTTTACTTCTTATTATTTCTAACGTCTTACATTCTATCTTAGGTAAATTATCCATTTTCTCCAGTCCTACTTAACAAAGCATAAGAGATTTGTCCAGAGATGACGTTTGATGTATCTGCTTGAAATTGTAAAAAATCTCCTTCTTCTAATATAAGAGCATTGTGTACTGCATTATCATGAGAATCTGCCGGCACATTTGTGTGATAAAATTTATATGAAGTTGATGTAGATACATCGTGAAAAAAATAATCTACTTCATGTGCTGAGTTATCATCATTAGTTACTGCTATTTCTTTTATAATAGCAACTGTTGAAGCACTAATAGTTAACACCGTTGTTAAAGCTGTTGTGGCTAAATCGTAACCTTGATTTTTATAATTAATAGCCATTAGTCTTTCGGTCCACTAAATATAAACCAACTAAATGCTTCAAGTTCATCTTTTAAATCTTTTTGAAATCCAAAGTTTAATTGATTCTTAATTGTAGTAACTGCTTCTAATATTTGTCTTTGATTGTCCACACTATATTGTTGTTCTGGTTCTGGTATGTATGCTGTAATTTTTGCCATTATCTTCTTCCTCCTGCTTCAATATCTAGTCTTAAAGTTCCGTATCTCCAGTTACTATCTATTGCATCATTTGCAATTTTTAAACTCACCTGTCTTCCTCTAACTCTAGTATCTACTTTATCAGTTGATGAAGTAATAGTAAAGGGGCCTGTAATAGAAGGTGGTGTTGTTGAAGGTGTTGAATCAGAATCTGCAGGATAGTCTCTAAAGAATAAAGTAACTATTGCATTTCCTTCTAGATTTTTAAAGTCCGGTATAAATCTTTTAACTCGCATAATTAATTGACCATCTCCACCTAAACCTTGTTCAGATATATCATAATCTCCTGATCTAATATAAGCAGCTATTGCAGTTTCAGCTCCATTAATATCAACCTCATTAACACCCGTTTCTTGAGCCCAGTATTTAGTTGCACCAACAGCGTTTGTTACACCATTAATGGTTGGAAATGTTGGTGTGTTAGTTGGATAATATTCTGTTGCATAAGGTAAATCATAAGTAATTGAATCTTGATATGTTGTTCTAGCTAATGATCCAACAGCCCAAGTATTCTCAACAAAGTTATAAACAACATTTCTATCTACTTGTTGTGCTCCTGATTTTGCATAGTTCCAACCTACTTCATTATATAATGAATTGTGATATGCATAAGAAATTTGATTTGCATCATAGTTAATTCCTAAATTGTCTCCATCTGTTGTAAATACAAAATCTTCAACTAAAGAAGGTATCTGTTTAACCGTACCATCAAATGCAAAGAAACCACCTCCAAAGCCCATCCAGAACACGGCACCTTGAGCAAATATCATAGCGTGTTGTCCTAAACATCCACAGTTTGTACCCACCTGTCTAATAGAGAATGTAAATGGTGGACCTACAAATTGTATAGTGTAAGCTGCTTGATCCGTTAATACTAATATATAATCTTTTCCTTGCACAGCACCAATAATTGTGTTTCCGGTATCTAGTCTAAATGTACCTGCCGTATTTGTAACTTTTGGAGCCCAAGTATTGATATCTTCTTGATTTGAAAATCTTATAAGCATTGGATCAAAGGTTGTAGTATCTCCAATGATTTCTTCAGTTCCCATTGCAAATAAATGTCTATCTCTATCTGATACAATAGTCATAATAGATTTTGTAGGTGCTCCGCTTACAACGGCTGCTCTTGTTTGTAATCTAATTACGTTAGATGGATCCCAAGTATAAGTTTTTCCGTTCTTGACTGTAGCAACGAGTATCTGGCCAAAGTTATCAAGCGACCAGGAAGCAGGATCTAAACTAACAGTTGTTACAGAAGATTCTTCACCCCAATCTTCCCAAGATGTTGCATTAGTCACAGTTGCGGCTGTTAAGTGTGATGCTGCAGTTGTGCCATTAGCACCTCTTGTACATCCTAAAAATTGTGTTGCACTTTTACTTGTATAAGTAATTAATTCTGAATCAATATCTATTGTTCCAACTGACGGAAATGCTGAAGCTGAAGTAACTGTAATAGTTGTAACAGAATTATTGATTGCTCCATTTAATGTAGTTGCTACACTTGGAATAACTATTCCACCAAATAAACCAGTTCCCCATCCATAAGCAGGTGTTTGAAATGTAGGACCAATTGTTACATAAGGAGTCATTGATAAAGTTCCACCTGCAGTAACACCTGTTCCAGTTTCAGCTATTGCCATTGTAACCGTGAAAGTATTTACTGTGGGTGTTGAAATTACTTGAAATGTATTTGTTGTAAAATCTGCTGATGTAAAACTTGTTGTAGGAGCTCCTGGAGTTGTAACACTTGTAAATATTATATAATCTCCAGCAGTTAATCCGTGTGCTGTTAAATTGATTGTAACAGTTGTAGAAGATGTTGTTGATGTATAAGTTGCTCCAGATTGTAATGCATCTAATGGTGTAATATCGTAAAATTGACCTTCATAATAAATAACCAATAATTTAGAAGATCCTAAAGCTGCATATTTCTTACCATCTAATGCTGTCCACGTATGCTGGTCTCTAACAGGACCTGCTATGGTACTAGAAACTAATTGCTGCCAACCACCTATTTTCTGTGGTTCTCCATACCTAAATCTAACATTATCACCATCAATCCATTGCCCTTCGGCTCCGGTTGCAGTCTGTTGTTTATTGAATCCAGGCTTAAACTGTATTTTTTGTAATGGCATAAGATATCCTTATACCACCAGATTTGTTGATTTACACTATTTTAGTGAATGGTGGTAATCCTAATAGAGGTCTCTTATCATATAAATTGGAATCTGCAAACTGTCCATTTACATGGTTATAATGTAAGAAAACTTGAGCACAAATGTTACCTGTAAACTCGTCTCTCCAATGTTCTAATTCACAACCAGAATATACTAACATATCACCCGGTTCTAGATCCACTCTTATACCTGCTGGTGCATTTGGTTTCATTATATTCTTATATTCATCAATTACATTATTACTTCCTGTTGTATCTAAATAGATGGCCCAAGGATCTCCACCTAGATTTAATGTTGTAGATATCTCACAAGATGGTCTATCTTTATGTCTCTTTAATATAGAACCTTTCTCGTACACGCGCGCGTACGAGTACGTAGGTATTAAATCTAAATTAGTTTCTTTTTTCATAATAGGCATAACTTTCATTAGTAATGTCTCCATAGCAAAGTCTGCATAATGAGAATATACATTTGGAACTTGTTGATCTTTCCACGTTCCTAGCATCCCGTTTTCCGCTACTAGATTATTTTTATACATATAGTTAACAGCATCACGTTTAAGTAGGAAATAGTTAAATATAAAATTAGCAAGATCGTATGGTATTGCTTTTTTAATTACTTGATATTTGTTTTGTTTAAAACTCATGTGATCATACACTTTTGCATGAAATTAAAAGA